CGGTCCGGTCGCAGCTTGGAAAGTTGTTCCGCCATTAGAGTCGAATCAGCACCGTCAGGTCTGCTCCCGGATTGGTCTGCCCCACCGCCAGCACCGCTAGCGTCACCTTCGCCCCGGACAACAGCGGTCCCGTGCTATTCCCGTCGGTAGCCGCCGAGGTAGTCGTGCCCGCGGGAATCGATAGCGTGCAATACGGCGAGCCGTTCAGGTCCACCCGAAGGCGCACCTCCGCATCCGCCGCAGTCCCCAGCACCGCGAAGACATCCCGCACCGAGTGTGCTGCCTCCACCACCAACGGCGGAGCCACCGAATCTTCCACCGCCAGATATCCGTCCACCTGAATCGAGTACTGGCCTCCCGAAAGCGTCCGCAGCCCCCCGTCCACCGCGCTGGTCAGGCAGATGCTCCGCACCGGACTGTTGCCCTTGACGTTCGTGACGAACAACTCCGCGCTCGCCACCCGCACGTCGGGCAGGGCCACCGACTGGCTCCAGCTTCCGCTGTATGGGCTCCCGAAGAAGTCCGGCGGGAATGCCGCGATGACCGTGATGTCCTGCAACTGGTAGATCGCCGCCTGCGCGGCATGCGCCGCCGCTGTGCTGGTGTGCATCCCCCGCGTCACCTGGTATTGCGTCCCGTTGTTGGCGATCGCGTCCACCCGGACCACCTCCGCGTCGATCTGCACAAAACTTCCCGCCGTCGCATTCCCGGCGGCGCTCAGTTGCAGCGTGGTGTCCGTGGCGGCCGCCGCCTGCGCCAGCGCCAGGCTGGGCTGCCCGCCCAGTTCGTTCCAGTAGTGCATCGTCAACGTGGCCGCTGAAATCGTGGTCGTGTTCGTCAGATCGGTAAACGACACCCCGCTCAGCTCCACCGTGCCGCCGCTCGGCCCGGCTCCCAATCCGAAGTACGGTTCCGGCGGAATATCCGTGTCGGTCGTGCCGCTGCCGCCGATTTGCCACCGCGTCACCGTCGATAGCTCCTCGGCACACTCCAGGTCGTTGACGTTGGCCGACCGCCCGCACACCTGCACCGTCTCGCCACTGCGGTTCGGCACCGTGAACTGCACCGGGCTGCTCTTTGCCAATGCCCCAAACTGCCACCCCGTCTCCGCCACTACGAAGAAGCTGGTCGCATCCGGAATCACCGTCCAGGCAGGAGTTACCGTCACCTCCGTGACCGTGTTGGCCGTGATCGCCCGCTCCTGTCCCGCGCCCAGTCCCCTGGTAATCCGCGCGATCATGTTGACGTACCGGTTTGCCGTCATGTGCAGCCCGTCGTTTCCCGCTGACGTCGCGCTGTGAATCGTCACCGCGTTCTCCGATTGCAACTCCATCCGCCAATAAAAATTCGCGTGGTCGAAGTTGGGGTCCAGCGGAGCGATCAACTGCTTGCTCAACCCCGTGTCCGTGAACTGCCCGGCAATCGCCTGGTTGGAAGCGATCCGGAACAGTTGCGCCGGCGTGCTCCCGCGATACACGTTGAAGCTCACCGTGCTGGGCGAAAAACTCAGGCCGCTGAGGGTGACGCTGCTCCCGTCGCTCAATGTGATCGCCCGGACAATGAAGGAAAGCAGGCTCTCGTTCCCCGACCCGTCCACCCCGGCCACCGCGTAGTAAAGCGTCTGGCCGCTGGTCAGCGATCCCCCCGTCCCTAGTGTCGCCGCCAGACTCAGCAGCGGGATGCCTGGCCCCGCCGCCTCGGCGGCGGCTGGCGCCACGAACGCCACCTGAAGGTTCGTTTGCACCGTGCCGTCGCTCGCCGTGGTTGTCGATTCCACGATTCCGAACTCGATGTTGCCCTGTGCATCCAGAACAGTACCCAGCAGCGGATTGGGAACGCCCGTGCCGGCGCTGCCCTGGCGCCCGGCCCCGCTTGCCGACGTTGCCTGTCCGTTGCTGTCGGCGTACCAAGCATCGTCATGAATCTGTGCCGTAATGGTGGAGGTGCGGTGGTTCGCCCCCGGTGCGATCGTCAGCACCCGGAATACCTGCCGGTCGAACCCCTCCTTTAGATACGTTACGGTGATCAAATCTCCCGGCCGGATCCCGAACGACCTGACGCTCGTCTCGAACTCCACGTAAGTGTTCCCGCTCACCGAGCGGTCCAGGTTCAGCTTCAGCATCCTTGCCGCCTGGTCGAAGTTCGGGATCCCCAGCGTCTGCAGCGTCTGCGACACTTCCTGCCCGCAGCACGCCACGTCGTCGGAGTCCACTAGGGAAAAACTGTCCTGTTGGTATTCGTTCAGCGCATCTTGAAATTCCACCGTGAACAGGTTGGGTGTGTTCGCGATGCTGCGCGAATACACGCGAAAACTCGGCTCCCCCGAGGGCTTCCGCATCAGGCCCGAAAACCCGTTGCTCCCATCGCCGAATTCGTAGCTGGGCCACCCCCTGTTCAGCGGTTCCGTCGCGTTCGACCATGCTGGCTTGGCCGGCATCTCCAGGGCCAGCGAGTTTTCCACTCGCACTTCGAGCGCCCCGTTGGCTCCATACGTCAACATCAGTCGCGAAGAGTTGCGTACCCCCCGCACCAGGTCGCCCGCGGCCCTGCGCGTGTCGAGTACCAGGTTGCACTGGAATCGCGGCAACTGAATCGCGTTCCCATACAGGTCCAGCGCGGCAATCTCTTCGTCGCAGTACGCCGCCGCCGCGGCGAAGCTCGTTACGTCGATCTCCGTCAGGCTCCAACCCGCCCGCCGCAGGATGTCCAGCAGCACCCATGCCGTGTTGTTCGTGAACTGATCGCTGATGTAACTGCCGTCCGCTCCATATACCGGCAGTTTCAGCCCCTGCGCCAGCACCGTTACCTTGGGTAGATCCGTTCCGTTGTTGATCCGGTTCGGCACCACCACCGAAAGGTACGCCATGCTGCCGTACGGATCTCCCGCCGGTTGTCCGTTGCCATCCAGGAAATTGTTGTCGAAGGCGCCCGATCGCGTGCCCAGCGTCGGCACGTTATACCAGCCGGTCCCCGTCATGTCGGTCCCCGAAACTCCCAGTGGAATCTCGACGTCGTTTACCAGAACCGTCTGCACTCCTTGAATCTCGCCCAACCCCAGCAGCACTTCCATGCGCGTCAGGTTGCCGTCGTTGCGTCCGAATACCACCGGCGGGTTGTACCACGCCGTGCCGTAGATCATCGGCACATAGTCGTTGTACTGGGCTGTATTCACCGAAACCGCCGAAGTCTGCGAACTCTTGGCTCCGTAAGCCCTCACCGTAATCGCTGGCGGCACGAACTCGATGCCCCCGAAGTTGACCCACATTCCCCGCGCCTGGCAGTCCGTCCGCGTGTAGCCGCACCCGGCGAACGGCGCGCTGCCGTTCAATGCCCCCGTTCCCCCTGTCGCCCCCGGCGAGTAGCCGCAGCGGTAATAGCGCGAATACTTCCCGCTCGCCCCGCCATCCACCGCTTCCGTGCGCTGCGCGTCGTCGCTCGGGAAATCCCACGGGCACAGCCGCTGGATCCGCACCTGCGGCAACGACAACCGCTGCAGGTTCATCCGGTTCGTCGCCGTGATTTGAAACGTGGCTTCCAGAATCTCGTCCGGCGGGTTGCAGGTCCCCTGGAAGATCACCGTTCGGTCCGTCAAGGACACGGCGTTCCGTAAATCGCAAAACACCAGACCCGCCGTCAGCCGCGCCCCCTTCCACCCCGTCTCGCGTTCGATCTCCGAACAGTGTGAATCCGCGTTCGCCAGCACCAGCGTGATCTTCGGCACGCCGTCCACCCCTTGATCGCTCGATGCCTGTAGCTGGAATACGTTGTGCCCCAACACTCTCGCGTTGTACGCGACTCCTCCCACCGTCACCCCGTGCGTGCACCAATGCTCCGTCGTCCCATCGGAGAATACGCAGTCGAACAGCAATAGCGGCGTGTCTGTGACAGCTTGCTCCTTGAGATCAAAGATGGTTTGCATAAATGATCTTCACCTTGCAGGAATTGCGATTCACATCGGTACTCGTAATCGTCAGCACGTCCTCTCCCAGGTGTGCGTCTTCGTAAACTCCGCCAACCGTGCTCGCTCTGTAGCCCGACGCCGCGGCTTGCGCCTCCACCTGAAGCCCGTACACCGCCACCGAGGCGCCCGCCCCGACCTCAATCGCGAACCGCACCGAGGTCGCCTGCGCGTCTCCGTTGGATGTCCACGTGACCCGCGTCCACTCGCTCGTCACCGCCCGTTGCACCGTTTGGCTGCCCACCGTCAACCCCACGCTGGTCGCCGTCGCGGCCCGCACGTAAGCGCTCAGGCAGTAGAGATATTCTCCCGGCGCCGCCAGCGTCTGGCCTACCCCTTGGTCCGCTCCCCCGCTGTTGGTCAACTGCCATGCCAGCGTGCCTCCCTGCGGATCGGCCACCCCTCCGGTCACCGTCAGTAGCGGATCTTTCTGCCACACGGCGTTGTCCAGTTGGTCGCTCCACGCCAGAAGATTGCCCGCCGGATCCAGAAACGTGAACCCGTTCAGCGTGCCCTCCGCGCTCTCGAAGAACCCCCGCAGCGTCGCCGCCTCCGCATCGCTCAGCTCCGTGTACGTCAACTGCCATTCCGTCACCGCCCCCGGCGGGTCCGCCAGCTTGATCGTGCTGCCATCCGCCGCTTGATTCACCACCGTCCGCGCCCGCCGGTTCTTCTGCACCGGGAACTGGCTCAGCGCTCCGCTTCCGAGTTGTGGGTATGTTGGCATGGCGTTCAGATGTTCCGTACTACCGTGAGTTTCGTGCTCCCGCGCATCTCGCCCTCGGTCAATAATGTCAGCACGTCCGCCGACACGCTGCAGTTGTCGTACACCTGCCCGTCCCATGGGTCGGTGAACGTGAAACTGCCGAATGCTCCCTGGCTGGCCAGAAAGAATTCCTCGATCGCCGCCAGCTCACCCTCGTCCAGTTCGCTGAACTGGATATCCCACTGCACCCGCGCGCCCCCGGAATCGCGAAAACGCTGTTCGCTGCCATCCACGAAACGCACCGTCTGATTCTGGAATTGCTCGCGCCGCCCCGACGGGTACTGCGTGATCGCGTTGGTTTTCAATTTAGGGAAGGTTGCCATATCAAAGGTCGTTCACCACGTCGTTGATCGAGTTCATGTTGAGCATCGCCTCCCGCACCGCCGCCGCAATGTCGCTGCTCCGGTCCAGAAAAGAGCGCGCATCCATCGCCTGCACGTTGACCGTGATCTGTGTCGCCGCGCCGCTTGCCCCCCGTGTCGCGTTGCTTGGCTGGTCGTATGCCGCGCCGCTCGCTCCCCCGCTGGCATCGGCGCTCGCACCCCCGCCTAGCGCCGTTTCTGCGTAGTTCTGCGGAATCCCCATCTGGTCGTATGTCAGATCGGTCAATTGCCCATCTACACCGCCATTCGCTAGGCCGCTTGCCGCCGCTTCTGTATAACTCCGCGGCATCCCCGTCTGGTCGTAATCCACCGCACTCACTTGCCCGCCACTCTCTGCCGCTTGGAAATCGATCTTTGGCGGCGCCCCGTATTTCACCAGCGCCGGAGGTGTCGATGCGTCACCCCCGCTAAACAAGCCCACCAGTCCGCTGATCAAGGGCGCCAGCCCGAAACCGCTCTTCAGCACCGTGGATATCACCGATTCCGCCGTGCTGCC